GGACGCGCCTGCGGGAACTGCTTCTTTTTTGACGAAACCAGAGTAAACGAAGACGGAGATAAAGCTTGGTGCGAGAAGTGGGACGAGTTCGTAGACGGTGGCTATTACTGTAATGCTTGGCAAGCCAACGAAGAAGACAGGGCGGAACCAGACGCTCTGGAAGTAGGCGATTCGGTTTCTTGGAATTCTTCCGGTGGAAGAGCGCGTGGTGTAATCGAAAGAATCGAACGCGACGGAACGATAAACGTCCCGGATAGCGACTTTACAATTACTGGAACCGAAGACGACCCTGCCGCTTTGATTCGTATTTACCGCGAAGGAAAAGACGGGCTAGAAGCAACGGATACCCTAGTCGGACACAAGTTCAGTACCCTTACTAAAATTAGCGACCTAGACGAAACCCGGGAAGTAAACCTAACCCCACCTGCTTATATGAGAGCAGCAGCTCGTCGAGGTCTGGAGTATTATCGCGAAGGAAAAGGCGGGGACGGATTAGTAGATAGAACTATCCGAGAAGCCCGCGCTATGGCAGAAGGAAACGTCACCGCGGATAAGTGGGTAAGAATTCGCGCGTGGATTGCTCGACACTTAGTAGACCTAGACTCTCCAGACGCAAATCCTAATTCGGAAAACTATCCTTCCGCCGGAGTAGTAGCGCACCTTCTCTGGGGAAGTGGCCCAAGTAAAGCTTCGGCACGTCGCGCTCTAAACTATGCCGAGGGAGTCGTTGCTAGACTAGAGGAAGAAAATCGCGCAAGCATAAGTCAGGAAAGCGAACAAATGGCAAAGATTGAAAAGCGGACTAACGAAGTCCAGTTCGAACTAAGAGCGGTAGAAAACGGCGACGGAATGACCTTTACTGGTTATGCCGCTGTATTCAATTCTCCTAGCGAACCACTTCCGTTTATCGAGAGAATCGCGCCGGGAGCTTTCAAGCGTTCGCTAAAAGCCCGCAACGATATCAAGCTTCTATGGAATCACGATACCGGAAGCGTTCTAGGTTCTACCCGGGCGGGAACTCTAAAGCTAGAAGAAGATAGCTACGGTCTTCGCGTGACGGCTACCCTTCCAGAAACTACTCTTGGAAAAGACGTTCGTACTCTAGTCCAGCGTGGCGACGTAAATGCTATGAGCTTTGGCTTCTCCGTTCCAGCTAACGGCGATTCTTGGAATACCGACGGAACCGAAAGAACTCTTAGAAGCGTAAGGATTCACGAAGTTTCGATTGTTGCTTTCCCGGCTTACCAGCAGACCGCGGGAACCGCTACCGTTCGTTCATTCGACGGAGTAGCGAAGCGCGCAGAGGTGGACGCTGACCAGCTCGCAGACGCTATGCTAGCTATCGAAGACGGCAAAGACCTATCCCTAGAACAGTCAGAACTTCTAACTCAGGTAATCCAGAGGCTTACCCCGCAGGAGGAAGAAGAGAATAACAACGACATTACCGCACTAGAGCTAAAGAAGAAGAAGCTCGAACTACTAATGAAGAGGCTATAAATGGCAAGCAAAGAACAAATCAAAGACGCAATTCTAAAGGCTTCGGGCAACCCTGATTCGGGTATTGTTCGTGATAATGTAGAAACTTGGGCGCAGGCAGTCTGGGAACTTGATAACGAAGTCAAGCCGAAAGAAGTTCGCGTCGTAGAAGCTAAAGAAACCCGCTAAGGGTCAGTCGAGGATTTCCCCCTTTCTCTCGACACGCAACCCCGCCGTATTCCTTTCCGGCGGGGTTGCCTCTTTTTTCAATCAGTAGAATAGAACTAATAGGTTGAGTCAGCTCCCTATTGCTACTACCAGAGTTAGCTCGGTGGAATCCAAATAAAAATAATCTAAGGAGAAACAACTATGTCTGACTTTCTTAAGTCACAGGTTGAAGCTCGCAACAACCTAATCGCGCAGGCTCGTGGAGTTATCGAGTCAGCCGAAGCGGAGAAGCGTGGGCTAACTGCTGAAGACCAGCAGACAATCGACCGTATCGAAACAGAGATTGGTCAGCGCGACGCTGCCATCGACACCGCTAAGAAACTAGCAGAGCGCGAAGAGCGCGCAGTAGACGCAGCACGCGAGTCCTTCGTTCCTTCGAACGAAGTTCGCAAGGACGCTGACATTCTACGCGCAATCGCTTCTGGCGAAATGCGTTCTTACACCTTCGGAGCAGAGTCCCGCGCTCTAGTTCCTTCTGACTCAACTGTGCCAAAGTCTTTCTTCGACGAGGTTTTCTCTGTCGCTAGATTGGCCGGCCCAATGCTTCAGACTTCACAGGTAATCAACACCGCTTCAGGCGAGCAGCTAACAATCCCAACCTTGACCGCTTACTCAACAGCGACCATCAAGGGCGCGGGTTCAGCTATCTCCGACAGCGAACCAACCTTCTCAAACATTCAGCTAAACGCATTCAAGTATTCTTTCTTGGTGCCAGTAGCTAATGAACTGCTAACTGATGCCGGTTTTGACATCAGCTCGCTAATCGCAGAGCAGGCCGGAAACGCAATCGGTTTCGGAATCAACGCTGGTCTAACCAACGGAACCGGAACTGTAGAGCCTACTGGTATCTTCACAACTGGAGCTTCAGCTGTCACCGGTGGAACCGGTGTCGGCGGTGCGCCAACTTACGAGAACCTAGTAGACCTACTGTACGCACTAGACGGACAGGCACGTTTGCTTCCGGGTGTCGGCTGGTTGATGTCTAAGTCTGGTCTTGCGGCAGTTCGCAAGGTCAAGGACGGCGACGGACGTTTCATCTGGACTGCTGGTTCACTAATGAACGGTCAGCCAGACACACTACTTGGCTATCCGGTGTATGAGAACCCGGCCGTTGCTTCAGTTGCGACCGCGGCATTCTCTATCGGTGTAGGCCACCTACCGTCATACAAGGTTCGCCTTGCTGGTGGTATTCAGGTTGCCCAGTCAGCAGACTATGCGTTCAACGAGGATGTCACCACATTCCGCGTGACCGCTAGAACTGACGGCAAGCTAACCCACGCTTCACACTTCGTAAAGTTCAAGGGTGGAGCTAGCTAAAAACTAGCTATACAGACTGGGAAGGTCGCAGGACGGTAGGGTTCCTGCGGCCTTTCCTTTTTGGCTAAGACTTCTGCTACGCTTTTTTTATGCCTACCAAAAAATTCAAGGGAACGGTTTCCCTCTATTCAAATTCACCAGACCAGCCGACGGGATACGGACAGCAAGCTCGCTATCTAATAGACCGCCTAAAGCGCGACGGCTTCGACGTTGCCGCTCTCTCTAATTACGGACTCGAAGGAATCAAGCGAGAGCTGGATACTCCTTATGGAAAGATTCCACACTACGCCCGGGGAATGGATTTATACTCTAACGATTCCGCCCCGGTAGACCATAAGACTTTCGCAGCGTCTAAGCCCGGACAGCGCGACGTAATGATAACTCTCTATGATGTTTGGGTTCTAAGTAATCCGGCTTTCAACGACATAGATATTCTTAGCTGGGTTCCACTCGACCACATTACGCTTCCGCCTAGAGTCGAAGAGTTTCTAAGAAAAGAAAGAGTGACGCCCGTTGCTATGGCCCCGCACGGGGTTAGACAAATGGAAGCTAAGGGAATCGAATGTAAATACGCTCCCCACGGAATAGATACTAAAGTTCTAAAGCCTACGTTCGAAATAAACGGGCAATCGGTAGAAGAGCATATGGGGACTAAAGACCGGTTCGTAGTTGGAATGGTTGCGGCAAATAAAAGCTCTGGACTATTACACAGAAAAGCGTTTAGCGAAAACCTTCTTGCTTTCTCTATCTTCCAAAAGAAGCACCCCGAAGCTTTACTCTACTTACACACCGACCCAGTTTCTAAAGGCGTGGGCTGGAACCTAATCGCTCTTTTACAAAGCCTAGAAATAAATAAAGACGACGTTGCTTTTCCTAGTCCGCTAAGTTATCGCTACGGAATCCCGCAGGAAACCCTAGCTGGATACTATACGGGAATGGACGTTCTACTAGCTACTTCTTACGGTGAAGGTTTTGGTGTTCCTTCCGTAGAGGCGCAGGCCTGCGGAACCCGGGTAATTGGTTCATCTTGGGCAGCGACCCCTGACCTTCTTTCCGAGGATTCTTTCCTAATAGACGGACAGCCACAATGGGATTCTGGTCAAGACGCGTGGTGGCAAGTACCCCACGTTCCGTCAATCGTTGCCGCGCTAGAGGAAGCCTACAAGCTAGGTAAGGGAAGAAGCCAAAAGGCTATCGACTTCGCTTCCGACTTCGACGTGGATAAGGTCTGGGATAAATACTGGACACCGATTTTACGCGAAGCCTTCGCAGTAGAATAGAAGAGAACAAAGGAATCTTATGGCAATCGTAAACGGTTATTGCTCTCTTGCTGACGTAAAGTCTTCCGCTCGTATCTCGGATAACGTGGACGACGGAATGCTAGAGCTTGCGGTCGAATCAGCTTCCCGCCTAATAGATAGCTATACCCAGCGCTACTTCTATAACGCCGGAACTGCGACCCGTCTATACGCTCCGCAGGATAGCTACGTCACGGAAATCGACGACCTAATTACTTTGACTACTCTGGTCACGTCGGACGGCGAAACTTTCGATACTACTTGGCAGGCTAAGGATTATCAGCTAGAACCGCTAAACGGAGTAGTAGACGGTCTTACTGGATAC